TGGAATGGGCGAAACAGGTATCCATAATGAAGAGCAACATCCCGTCTTCGGCCAAATCCGTAGCCGCATCCCGGATCTCACTCACGAGCCGGTCGCCTGTGGCAGTCCTGTTTAAAAACTCCCGGGAATTGTAGTCAGGCCATTTTTCGATTATAGCCTTGCGGATATCAACGCGGTCATTCGGAGGACCGTCAAGGTCATTGGCAGTACCGGCGAAGTCACCAACCATATTGGTGCTTATTGTTCTGTCAGTCCAGGGCTGTATCAGGAGCTCGGGCCCCGGCTTATTAAAGAAGTTTTTCAGGCACATCTTCACAGTTGTTTTCAATTACTTTCTTTCTTCTCCACTTCCATATCTTCCGGGCCCATTTGATCAGGGTCAGGAGATTGACATTGATCCTGATGGGAGGCTTTTTCATCCTGCTTTGTTTTTAAGGATCATGTCAGCGATCATTATTATTACCGTAGCAGCCCCTATGATTGCCCCGTAAATTGCAACCAGCTTCTGCCGGGCGGATAGCTTCAGATTCCTTTCAGCCACAGCAGTAATATCTTTGTCGAGTAGCTCCCTTACATTATTTGACAGGTCGGCAACCGTATCTTTCAATTCTGGTATTACCACATTAAGCTCAGTAACCTGTTTTTGCAGACCGTTCTTTTTGACAATGTTCACAAGGTCCGTCAGCTCAGTTTTCAGACTGGCTATTTCGCCTTCCTTTATGCAGTGTTCTTGTCCCATATCCTTAGTTTCAGACATTGACTTTCTTTTTGACTCAAAATTCTACCAAGGCAAAACTTCTCCGGGCTTATGAATGATGGCACGAATGATTAGTTCTAAGACCAACCAGGCGAAGCATGTGACCCATCCGGCCCACAGGGTAGCCCAAAAATCCCAGAACTCTGCCACGCCCTGCTTCATCCATTTATCCCAAATCATTTCCTTACCGCCAGCGACAATGAGTACGAGGCCAAATACTGCGCCCCTGTCCCAATTATACATATAGGCATGCGGGATGACCGTTACCAGAGCCATCCCAACCAATGCCGTGAGTATGCCGGCTAACCTGTGTAGTTTTTTGTTTCTCATTGCACTGTGATGTATTACTATAATTCACTTATTTTCACAAAATTACTTCCATATTTACCGAACTTCGTGCCCACCTTGCCGAAGCCAGAGACTGAAGGAGGTGCAGAAGCCCCGTACTCATAAGCACCTATATCAACCACACTATTATAAGGCACGGCGTTCCCTGAATAATCCTCGGTCAAACCAACGTCTATACCAGCATCTATTGCGGTAGAGCTTCCGCTAAGGCTATAATCTGTAGACGAAACAAATAATGGATTTACACCAACCTGATTATTATTAAAGGTCTGATTAGATACAGTTGAATTTGTATAATCGGGGATTGTTGCATTTGTGTGTCCATAAATAATATTGTTGTCCACATTCATCCCATTTACGGTTTGATTTTCAAACTTAATAGATGTATAAGCGTTGTAAATAATATTGTTTCTAACTTGGCAATTAGTCCAAGTATTAGTCGTAGAGTATTCAAAATTTACCCCAAATCCACTTGCATTATTAACCTTATGAATCACATTGTTAAGAATCTTGAATCCATTTATCGTTACACCCGTGCTTAGATTATATCCCTGAATGCCAGCCCCTACACCCCCAGTAACATAGCCAATATTACAGAACGCATTGTATGAGACAACAACATTATCAAAACCTTGTACAAGAGAAGCCGCAGTACATCCAAATGTCATTCCGGTTGAAAAGTTTTCAACCCAGTTTCTCCTAAAATACATTCCTCCGCTTCCGCCACTCTCAAGTATCAACCCCGCCTCTCCTTGATTTGTTGGGCGAGCTGTTTGTATCAATATATTTCTGTCAACAATAAAGGCAAAGCCATACCCATAGGCATCCCACCATCCATATCCACCCATGTCGATTGCTCCATTGCAGTTATTCCCGTAAATTTGAACGCCTCCGACGCCAGTCCATAATTCAATGTTAAAGCCAAATGACTGCTCCCCAGCATTATCTCGAATGTTTGTTCTGATCGTATTATATCTGATTATACTGCCCTTATGATATCCCCCTCCATACAAACCTTTAATTCCATAAGCGTGTCGTCCTCCGGTGACATTATCAATGTTGTTGTACTCGATTATAGGCCCATCTAATCCAGATATGTCTATTGCTGCATCTGCCGTCCAGGTATAAACCGACCATTCATCTCTACCGCAGTTAATAACATCACAATTACGAATAACAATTCCTGTCGCCCATATCGTAGGCGCTGAGTTAACGCTTCTTGATGCTTGATCCGCAACAGTTATCCCATAGCGAATGGAGTTTTTTATCTCAAAATCATGAAGCATAACATTGCTTCTTCCAATAACTCGTAATCCAAACGTAACAAGCGAATCGCAATCAACGGTAATATGGCTTATAGATTGATTACCATTTGTACCTGCAGAACTTGAAGCATATATACCAGTTGTTAAGGACGATGTAAATGTTACAATACTCACTCCCTTGCCAGCGCCAGTAACATATACTCCTGCATACCACGTGACCTGTGATGATTCAGTATGTGATCCGGCATTTATGTAAATAGTATCAGGAGCACTCACACGAGTACTAGCATAAGACCAGGATAACCAAGGCTGAGAAACTGAGCCGTTCCTGCCGGCATCATCTATTCCGGCCACATCAACATAATACTTGGTAGCCTGAAGCGTAAGTGTAACAAATAAAAATATTATAGTAATAACCAATCTCATTAGTACAGATAAATTTGAGGTAAATATGATGCGCTTGATAGGTTAGTGTAATTCTCTGACGCAGGGAGGGTTGTCTGCCCGCTTCTATAAGCGTGATACTTTATGCTATTTGCCATTCCTGCAGATAACAACTGTCCATGAGCTCCATTTGCCTGTATTGTTGGCGCTGTTGTTTGAGCAGACGAATTGTAAATTAATCCGATAACATAATATCCAGCACTTGCATTGTATGGCGATGAAAATGCCTTGGTTATGAGCCCATTTGATGCGGTTTTCCATATATCTCCATCATCTGCACTTAATGCCACTCTTGTTATTGTTCCGGCACTCAGCGTATATAGCGCCACTCCGTTGTAATTATCTGCCGTATAGCTGCCCTGCGTGCTTTGTCCAATGTAAACCCCGGTTATGTTACAATCTAATGGAATATGAATCAAAACATAATAAGCGAGGCCGTCAGATAAAGCTAATGATGTATTTCCTGCCTCTATCGTTCTCGCCTTTATATTAGAACCCGCATTAACCTGATTGGGAGCAATAAGATTATACCCGTTTTTAAAATACTCAGTTCCTGTTACATATGTCCCAACCCCCGAATCTCCTATGGTTGCCGAATCTACTCTGGCTATCACCTCAACCGCCCCTGCGAGCGCCCGATCCAGAGAATCTTCGACATCCTGTCGTGATGCCGCTGTGCCGTTCAGTCCGTCGATATATCCTAATTCCGTCTGTGAGACTGTGGTGACCGTTGTACCCCACGATGTACCCGATACTACGAATGGAATTCCTGATCCGGCAGGATATACAGCTCCCCCGCCCGGAGCGATCCAAGACCTGACCCCTGCTGTAGTACTGGACAGCACATAACCGCTGGTGCCAGGATTGCCGAGAGAATTCTCCTTTCCGGCAAGCAGGGTAACAATATTATCAGGGAGGCCAACCAAGCGGTTTAGCTCCGTGACGTTCACCAGCGCATTGTCAAGGATATTGATCTCTGCAGCATTGGCCGTGATCTGAATTCCGCCTATTCTTACGGTCTCATTCACGGTATCAACCACTCCCAGCATCTCACTGAAGGCAGTATTAAGGGCGTTGCGGGTCTGTAGTCCGTTCATGCCCGGAGTTATTACATCAGTCTGAGCAAGTCCCTGCAGGGCCAATCCCAACAGTAGAGCTCCTATGATAATCAGTTTCTTCATGTTCATATCCTGTTAATTATGCGGCCCATGGCAGCTGTTCAAGACCCCTGTTGTCCTTAAAGTACCCGTAGTCATTCCATACTCCTGACCAGAAGATGTGCAACCTGAATGCCCGGTGCAGGAGGTTGATCTCTGCCTCGCTAAGCGTTGCATCGGCCTGTAATAGGCCAATCCACTGAATGTTATGAGGCGACGTACTGCTGTAGCAGATCACCGTCCGGGCGAAGTCGAAACCTATCAGTTCTGCCACAGTGACATTTCTTGCCACCCCGGCTATTGTGAACCAGAGGTTGTCAGTGTCAGCGGCCCTGTAGGTTGCTGTATTTGGAAGGGTGAGGGTTGCTGTAGAGGTGGCAGGGATCGTGTGTGTCGTGAAATCCTTTCCCGTAACAGTAATTACATCGGTTCCTACCTCGCTAAGCAGAGAATTGCCAGAGATGCTCCCGGTAAAGAGGATAAGCATCTTGTCTCGTATCAGTGCGGGGCAGGCTCTTTCGGCTACCCTGACTGCGCTGATGCTCTGCAGGTTCGCTCCGATGAATCCACCCATATCAATAACCCCACTTCAGGGTCATGCTTGCGGCGTTGGTCTTGATCTTACGGACAATCTCTTCGTTCCACCCTACAGCGAACTTCGTCGAAACAAAGGTTTCTGTCTCCTCGTCAGCAGGGATCACCTCGAGTGTAATCTCTTCGGTCCCCTCGTTTTTGATGTTGAACTGCTGGTTCCCAGGAAGGGTGAAATCAGCTGTATCAAGGTCCGTTACGGCCCCGAAGCTCGAGACCTGAAGACTTGTGCCAGTACCACTTCTGTTCATGTTGCCTGTTATTAAGTTTTACTCCTTTGGTAAGTGCTAAAGTTATGCATTGCGTGAATTACTATGATACACTTTCGCATATAAGTTCTATAACTTTACCCCGGAGGCCTCTAATGGTCGTCACATATAGTCACACTCACAAGGGTATTCTCAGCGCTGTCTGCCTTGACTATCCGCATGACCTGATTGTCATAAAACCAGATCATTTCTCCACATACCACAAACGGCTCTGAAATGAATGTGCCCGTATCAGCCCCATTAAAAACTGTTGTGACCGTTATGCAGGTCTTGCACGCTTCAGGTTCTCTCTCGCAAGAAAGCAAGAGCAATAACCCTATAGCCATGATTAGCTTGAAGAAATTGTTTCCCATCCTGTGTTTGTTCTTATTTTTAATGCATGAGTTGTAACGTCATAAGCTAAGGTTCCCTCTCGCCCCGTTAGGGCATTAATTTGAGTTGTAGACATCAGATCTAAAATGAGAGGCAAGCCCCGCCAAAGATTCAGTCCTTTATATGCGCCCCCGGCATCAACCGCGGTAATGGCAATGATAGTTTCTCCCTTTCCATTACCTATGAGTGTAGCCCTGTCGCAGGAATATCCCCCGTTGTAACTGCGATCATTGATCTTTATCGCACCATAAATTCCACTCGAAACAGAGTTTTCCCATATCTCATTATTCACTATCTTAATAGAACCTACCCATGGGTTATTATAAGCGGTAGATGATCCTATAAATCCCGTGCCGGCGACCTGAGCGGTAAAATATATATATACCGTGCTGCTTGTTACCGTAATTCCAACATCATCAAAAGCATCGGCATAGTTAGTAACAAAGTCGGCAGCAGTCTGAGTAAGGGATTTATTAAATTCGAGATCGCATATCAACCCATTGACAGTAATCAGAGCACACCCTCCCGTTCCCGTGAGAGTACACCTGTCGATCTGCGCCTGCCCGGCCTGATTCGCGACCTCTAAAAGGGGTATCCCCATAAGGTTTGACGCAGTCTGACTATAACCCGCCCCTGATGTAAAATCAGTTCCTGCTACCAACGCAGTGAAGTATATAACATTAGCTGAATAAGTAAGAACGACGCCGTAGCCCCGGAAATAAGACGCATTCGCAAGACAGAAGTTTTCTACGGTCTGATTGATAGTTCCCGTAAACACTATAGACTTACTGCCTCCATTGCAACTGATGGTGCCGCTGCCTGAGGTGCCCGTCATTGTAATTGAATCCTGCCTTGCCTGCGCGACCACATTGGCTTGGGTTGTAGTAAACGAACCATCAAGGTTACCTGTAGGCCTTGTTGCCCCCTCAAGCACCCTGACTCCAAGGTTATCGACATATGCCAAGTCGGCAAACAACAAGCCCGTGGCAATGCTTTCAAAAGAAGCCCCAAAAGAGTTCCAATAACTCGTGTTTGTAGGTACAATGCCTGAGAAACTTCCCCCGGGTGCATCAGTGCGAGCTACATAGTAGCTTCCTGAATAATAAACAACATCAACCCTGGTTGTGGTACCGTAATAAGTGCTGCCGGAGGCATAGACCCCGCGGTAAGTAGTAGACGGACCTATTGCACCTGTTGCTCCGGGTGCACCTGTCGCCCCTACCTCTCCTTTGATCCTTACCGGAGTGGTCCAGTTGCTGATCAGCGTGGTGCCATCATAGTTCTTTGTCCCTTTGGTCATCCAGAGGTATTCACCAGCACCGGTTGCGGGAGGAGTAACCGACCACCCTGCAGGATTCAGATCTCCGGGCACTATACTTGGAGGAGTTGAAGTGCTGCCGTTTTTGGCATATTGGTACTCTATGTAGTTACCATTGGTTCCGTCAGTCCCATCTGTGCCGTCTGCCCCGGGCGTACCGGGTAATCCATCTTCACCGTCTGCTCCTGCAGCTGCAGCGATAGTCCAGTATGCCCCTTCTGCCGGCGTCTGACCGGCCGCGGGCGTAGGATTGATATATTGCCATGTTGAACCGCCGTAGGTTGCTGTGTCGCCCCGGTAGTAAGTATAGGACGCATTGTAAGCACCGCGGAAACATGGAAGCGGGGCCGTTGTCCCGGCGCCACTCTGCACAAGGGCACCCTTCAGGGTAAGCTGGCCGGCGGCAGTAACATTCCAGTCAAGAGAGCTGCTGGCATCACCCACCTTAAACTCATTCTGATCCAGGTCAAAGTAATTGAGCCCATCCTGGGAGATGATCCTGCCGGTGCGGATATACCTTCCGTTGATAGCGGTTGCTCCATAGGTCAGGGATATCCAGCGCACCCCATCAGAGGCAGCATGCAGGACTCCAAGCAGGAAGTAATAGTATGATGGATCTTCATCAACGGTGATCTGGTCCGTGGTGAAGGTTATAGTACCTGCGGATCCTATCTTCTCGCATCTGGCATAGATATACATTGATGCCGTGGAGGAAAGGGTCAGGTCTCCGCCAGTAATGGTCCAGAGCCTTATGTCATCCTCAATGGCATAGTGAGCCAGGGCCCCACCGGTCACATTCACCTTCTCGGGATCCCCGGTATAGTTGGGTTCAATGATCGCACTCAGGGTCAGCTGCTGGCTCCGGGTACCCACACTGAGCATCATGGTCTCTATGCTCTCAGGTTTTATCCTGGTGCCGTCGAAATAACCGTCAGGATCAAAGACCATATCCAGAAGCTCCTGAGTCGCGCGCCAGTTCCTGCGGGCCCGGGCGGGATCATTCAGTTTGTTCATCGCGATCACCTTGCTGTTATCAATGGTTTCGGCAACCAGGCGGGAGATAATACTCGGATGCTGGACATCGGACAGCTCAAGGGCGTAGCGGTAGTCTGCCATCAGGTCACGCACAAGCGAGCGCACCCGGATGAGCTTATCAACTCCGATATCGGTATCCCTCACATGGATATTGTCTCCCGGGGCAAACAGCTCGGCAGCGCCCTCAGCGTAACGGGCAAGGTGGATCTCATCAAATGTCAATCCGTACTGGACCCTCGGCTGGCAGTTCTCTGCAAGGTAGGTTTCGGCTGCGGCCAGCAACTCTGCCTCTGCGGCAGTGACATAACTGGCCGGCAGGTAGATGTCAATCAAAACATATTCATCACCCGGGGCAATCTGGAAGGCTGCGCTGTCCGGGTCAGGGAATTCCTGGTCGCGCTCATCCTTCAGCCTCTTTATCGTGAAAGTGCGGGTAGTGTGATCATAAGATGAGAGCTCGAACTCATAACCGGCCAGGGCTCCGGTGTTGAAATGGATCTTTGCCGAGGTTCCGTTCATAAGGTACAGAGTGTCACCTGTACCTCCGTCGACAGCATTCAGGTCAAAGTCCATACCTGAGTCTACAAACTTATAGATCGTGTCCCCAAGTGAGGTGACGGTACCGGTGCGGTGCGGGAAGATCTCCTCAAAAGTCTTGACAGCCTCGATCATACCGAAGGCAGCCAGTGCGGTTGCGTCCTCAATGTAAGAGAGGTCAACAGAAGGCAGCTTCAGGCGCTGCGAGTACCCGCGGTAGTCAGTCCGGAGGTTTTTGGAAGCCCCGAAGGCATAGAGCCGGGTAACGATGTTCTTATTACTGACCGTCTGGCGCTGCAGACCGTAAAGACCCTTGCCGCGGCCATACTCATAAACCTCTTCATGAGTGATTCCTACTGCCACCCGGAGGTCAATGGTACACACGCCGGCGCTCTCGGTTATCTCAAACTCGACATTAAAGTTATCCTCCGTACACAGCGATTGCAGTACTGCCAGGCAGTTGTCATTAGCGAAGGTCAGGGTCAGAGTGTCTGTCTCAGGACAGACCCCGAGGATCCACTTGCCGGCACCATAAACCCGGTCAAGGTTGTTGACGACAATGTTCATCAACGATTCAAGGTCGCCAGTGATGGAAAAATCAGCATAAAGGCTCACCCCGTCAGCTGCTGTGTCAAGGAATGCAGCCCGGAGAAGGTCATATTGCCGTCCCTCCCACGTCAGATCATACCCGAATTGCCTCATTCCGCCCTTTCTGGCGCGAGGCAGTGCATTGAGGGTATAAGTCCTGCTGTGGACCGTGATCGCATCTCCTATGGCAAATGAGAGGGGTATGGCGCTCTCGACGCTCATCTCAACAATGTCCTCAGACATCAGGGAGCGGCGCTGCTCCATGCGAGTGATGGAGATAGCCGATGCCCGGGTTAGTAGATTGAAGGTTCCGCCCGCCTTGCGTGTTACAGTAACTTGCTCCATACCAGTGTTGCTCCTGTGGTTACTCCGGTGACATCTTCAATGACCCCGGCAATGCTAATGTAATAGGTCCCTGCAGAGGCATAGGCATGAACCTGTGCCCCGGATCCGGTAACAATGTCATAACTGACCGATCCGTCACCCCAATAAATGGTTACTGCCTTGGTCGAGGCGACCGTAACACTGACCGAGAGAGCCCCGGCCGCTGCGACAAAGCTGTATACCCTCTTAACCGGTTCTGGCTCCCGGAGCTTCAGGGAGAAGGTGCCAACCATGGTTGAGTCATTCCACTTCTTGTCAACATCAGGCCCCATTGTCAGGTACACGTCATAGACCAGGGGCTTTGCGGCATCAACCACAATCATGAGCCTCTTCATCGTGCCGGTCATCCACCTTGCCATAAAGGTCTGCATGCCGGAAAGAAAGTTTTCCTTTGTGGTGGCCTTCATGAAGCATTCAAGGGTGATATCCCTTGCCTCGTACCTTGGTGCTGCCATATCAACAACCTCCCCATGGTAGTCAGGCCACTCCTGGCGGACCGGTTGTCGGAGCTTTATGCCTCCTATAATCCCCTGTGATTTGCTCACATAGACTCCATCTGTTGTGAAGTTTACTCCGTTGATGTAGTAGGTTGCCATATCGTTATCCGTTTAATCCCTGTGCCCTTAAATTGTCTGACGTCAGGGCTGCCAGCCTGCTGTCAATGCTCGCCAGGTACCTGTTATACCTCGTGTTGATTGCTATCTCCGCCAGGTGTGCCAGCTGCTGACGCATGAGCAGTACTCCCTCGACCTGGTTGATGCGCATGGCGTTCACCTGGCCGGCCAGTACTCCCGCAGTTTCTTCTGTGATGCCCTTGATGGCACCCTTCAGTGTTGCATCATTTTCGCTGGTATTGAGTCCCTGGGTGAGGTCATCCCATACGCCACGGTATTTATCAACGATAGCCTGATAATCTGCCTTAATCTTTGCAATCTCATCATCAGTGAGGGTGCCGTCAGATTCGATGGAGGAGGCAATGAGCTCAGTAATTTTGTTGATCTGCTCCCCAAGGATCCTCGTGCTGAATACCCTTGTTACGGCATCCAGCAGGATGTTATTCATGTAGTCAGCGAAATCCCTCACGCTGGCTTTCCCTGACCGGAATCCTTCCGCTATGCTGTCAGCGATGGTATTTTGAGTCACCCCCCCGGTAAGTAGGTCGTTCAGTGACTGCTTTGCATCTTCGAGAGCCTGGCGGGCCTCTTCAACTGCCGGGGTCAGCTCTTCGATCATGTCCTTGGCCTCGCCCGGGTTGCCTTCCCATGCCCAGATTACTTTCCTGCCCTCGAACTTGGCAAGCTCTGCCTGGTAATGCTCGAGCTGTGCGGCAAGCTCCTCGTACTGCTTTGTAAGGATGTCAACCGTCTCCTGCCTGGCATCTCTCTCTCCTCCCAACCGGCTGGCCCTGCTTATGAGCCGTTCCTGGTATTCAAGGAGCTCATTCATCTCCTCGATCTGGCGGTTAAGAATCTCGACCTTTGTCTCTGAGTTGTCAAGAAGGCCGGAGAAGGCAATGATCATCTGGGAAATAGCCGAGGCTGCAAATCCGATGAAATTACCGGAAAGCATCTGCTCAAACCCCTTAGCCACATCCCGCATCATGTTGGCGGTCTGCTCTGAGACCAGCCCGGCGCTCTGCATGGCGCTCACTGTCTGACTTATGGCATCAGCTATCTGTAGGCGGACCTCAAGTTCTTCCTCGGTGAGCTCCTTAACTTCATCATCGACCTTCTTTAGTTTCTTCTTAATAGCCTCCTGATTGCGGGCATTGGCCGCCTGCTGGTCCATCACAGAGAGGGTCTTCTTTGCGGTTTCAAGGTCAAATACAGGTGTCTGATAGTATCTGGACCCCGCGGCTTTCCCTCCTGTAGATGGTGCGCCAATAGATCCGGCGGGTGCGCCGGCCGGTTGCCATGCCCCTGTCTGCATGTTAGTGATCACATCATTTGCCCTGGACTGAGCATAGATGGCATTGACCAGCATGTTTCTCAGGCGAAGCTCCTCCTTCAGCTGAGCGATCCTATCCTGAATGATCTTCACCTCTGCCCGATTTCCCGCCTCAGCTGCTTCGAGCATCAGGCGCTCCTGCTCTGAGATCTTCTGTTCAAGGAGGGCGATTTTCTCAAGGTTTTCAGTTGTTGAAACTCCTATTCCATTAAGGGCATCCCGATAATTCTTTTCATGCTCTATAGAGCCGACCATCAGGTCATTGAACTTACCTAAAAGATCATTTGCTTCATTTTGGGTTTTAAGCCATTTATCCCTATATTCTGTCGAAGTGGTAGTCTGAACCGGCCCCATTTGAACTTCACCAGCAGTCACCATAGTACTTGTCGTCGTTCTGGTTGCCGGCATTGATCTCGCTTCAAGATCTTTCTCCAGGAACTTCTTATAGGTTTCCTGGGCAAGCTCAGCAGACGCCAGGGCTTTGGCCCTTTCCATTAATGCATATCGGAAGACCTCAGTGTTCTTTGAGAAAATGTTTTCAGCATCATTAACCCCGGTAATCTGCACCCCGAGATCCTTGAAAGCATCCTCATTCTCTTTAATAAACTTATTCTTGGCGCTCATATCACTGCCCAGGGAGTTCCATTGAAGACGCATCTGTTCAAACGATGACAGTGATTTATAAGCAGCCTCGGCTGTAGCCTTATTAAACTCCTGGGTAGCCTTCTTGGCCTCCTGTGACTTCTGCACAAGTTTGGTGATTGCAACAATGGCAACGCCAATGGCAACTGATAGCCCCAGGGTAAGGGTAGCCATGAGAGCCTTGGCAGCAACATTGGAGATCCCGAGGGCGGTAGCAAACCGGAGCTCAGCGGCTGCGAGCAGGTCTTTTGCCTTAGCCACTGTCACAATCATGAAGGCGCTGTCTTTATTCAGGGTTGCCTGGACCTGCTGAAGACCGATTGTGATAGCCATAAGGCTCTGCACCTTCAGCATGATCTTATGAAGGTTCTCATTCTCACCGGAGAATAGCCCTATTGCTCCCTGCGCAGCCGAGGCAGCACCCGTAAGTCCCGAAAAGCCCATTATAAGACCCTGCATCCCTCTCTCATCATTGGCAAGGACATTGGCCTGTTTCTGAGCGTCGCCCATTGCGTTGGTGAGATCTGCGAACCGTTTCTGCAGAGCTGCATACTCTGCAGTGCCCCGCTTACCAGCTGCCTCGAGTCCCACAAGCTCTTCCTTCATCTGCCGGAGTTGTGTCCGGAGAGTCAGGTGTGCTCCTCCGGTAGCTTTTACTTGTTGTTCGAGGCCAGCAAGCACCGCCTTCTCTTCCTGCAGGGCTCTTTTGGCGGCATTGACTTCACTGATCAGATCTGCCTTTGCTGCCCCGGGAGAGATGTTTCTAAGCAGGCTCTCCATCTTCTTGAGGTCCGCCTCGGTGGCTGCGATAGCATCCTTGGACTCTTTGACCCTCTGGGCGAGATCCGCAAAGGCCTTATCTATCTTCTTGCCCTCTGCAACGGTAGCCGAAGAGAACCCTTTGACCCGGCGCTCTGCCTCGTCAATGGCTCCGATAAACTGCTTACTGTCGCCTGTGAGTGGTACGTATAATGCGCCGTCGTCTGTGTTCATCTTACATGAGGTTATTTATATAGTTCCCAATGGCCGCAGAGTTCTCATTACTCAGTTTCACATGGTCCTCCTCTGTCTTGGCCTCTGGCTCTTCATAATCAAATGAAGGAGCGTCAGCCATCATCCTCTGCACTGTGGCCCATGCGATGCCGTTGTGAAGGTATTCCCAGGTCCATCCGAAGTGGGCACATATGGCCCCACGACGTCCGAAGGGACTTTTTAACCCTCTTTGTTTTCCTCTACCCGAATCGGCATCGTCGTCCTTACCGCGGACATCAATCGAATAGAGTTGCAAAAATCCCCAAGGTTAGATATGGTGTTGATGTAAATCACCAGCTCAGCCAGCTGCGAAGGGGCAAGCCCGTTGAAGAGAATGTCAGTCAGCTCATCGAGACCTGCATCATCATTTAGATAAACCGTGCGCCCGCCCTTCTGATGGATCTGCACATAATCCTGACCCATGACTGCCGTGGCAACGATCCGGGCCAGCCTCCGGGAGTGTGCCCCGGTCATATGACGGGCTTCCCTGAGCGCGCCTTCGGATCTCATGGCATCCTCATTGATATCAAGATCAACCTGCAGGGCTGACATACGGTCCAGCGTCGAAAGGGTTGGCTCCTGGATTCGGTATGATACCACCTCCGGCACCGGTACCTTCCCGCGGAATATTCCCAACAGTCCCGGGCGCCTTCGGTACACGGTCCTCTTCACATCGAAGCTGATACCGCGACCGATAAGCAGGTTCAATTCTTTACGTTCAGCATTGAGCCTTTCTTTGTCGCTGAGTGGCTTTGTCTCTTCCATACCTGGGATTTTGTAAAAAAGCCCCGAAAACACTAGCTGCTTCAGGGCTTTCGCATCATTATGACTAACCTCCTACTGCTTAGGCTGCAGCTCCTGCCTGTGTCACCGGCACAACAGCTGTGAAGCCGTCGGCTATGATTGTGACATTGGTGGAGCGTGCCTCCGAGTTGGTGTTGGCAAGTACTGTCACGGTCACAACCTTCAGGGCGCGTGTGACAACCAGCCAGTCAGCTCCGGGCTCAGCGGCAGCATAGGTCACGTTACCTGTGGAGGTAGCAGTGATCTCCTGCCCGACTGCATCAGCAGCTGCGGTAAAGGTCAGCGAGGTCGGGTCAACAACCAGGCCGCTGGATCCGTCATAGGCATGGATAGCCTTACCGGAAGTGACAGCCATCGGGGTGACAATGAAGTCAACCATAAACAAGCCCTTCTTGGTCAGACGGGCGTTGACAACAGCCTCGATGTCGGCATTGGGTATGTCTACCCACAAGCCCTGCTCGCTCTTCACGCGAATTGACTTGTTGTCGACGATCTCAGAGCCATCCATACCCCACTTGGGGGCATCGACAGTGCCGAGGTTGGTTCCACCGACGTAGGCGATGAGCTCAGCCACGTCAGGATCCAGGAGAGAGAATGTCAGAACGGGAACTTTCTTCTGTTTCAGGCGCACCTCGGGAGCAGCTCTGCCCTCCTCATAGTGTTCAGTCACCTCTGCGCGCTCCTGGTTGATTACGCAGGTCTCCTGATACGTCTTCCCGATCTTGGTCATTGAGCCGGGCATGGTGCCGCCAGGGGCAGCTGTGCCGACCAATATTTCAGATAATCCGAGAGTGATCATTTGTGATTGTTATTAATTATTGTGAATACTCCACTCAATTCGCAGGTTAACAAAGTGCTGCGACACTTCAGGTTCAGCAATAAGTGACTGACCCATTATAGTAAGCCCAACGCCAGGTATGCGGGCAGCCTTCAGGGCAGCGATCGCAATACCAGCAAGGGCCTTTAGGCGTACCCGGTCCGCTTTCTTCTGGTCCACTCCTGAGATCTTCACCACTATGTCCTCAGCATGAATATTGACATTTGAGTAACCTCGCTGCGGGTCGAAATCCTGAGTCAGTGACGGTGTGTTGATCGTCACGTCCTCTTTCTTCGAGTCGACAGGCCTCTCCCCGGTGTAAATGGATCCCGTGAGCGCAGTTGTGAGCGCCGTGGAGTCCTTCAATACTTTGAAGAGTTCAGTGTCTATGTCAATTGTCGTAATCATACCCAGATGCGGCAGTGAAGCTGTGAAGAGTCAAATTTCAGGACCTTTCCGCGGATGCGCTCGCGCGTTGCCTCGGGTGTATCCTTTACATAGATCTCAGTACCCTCGGCAACCGGTGCCGTACCTTTAGGGAGCTGGACCACGGAAGAGTAAGTATAAAACTTACCGTCGGAGGCCTGTATCTCCCTGGCACGGGGTTCAGTCTCCTCGCGGCAACGTGAGAGAAGGATAGCTGCAGGCGCCTGGGATGTCCAGCTGCCGTTAGCATCCTGCGTCGAGGCTGCGGGGATCTGATCCGTATACAGGTAGTGAGGGTACTGCGATATCATCTTACCAGAAATAACTGCGGTTTCGGATTTTCGGCGTCAGGACATTCGGCCGGCCGAGCTCGCCACAGAGCGAGTTGTACCAGAGTTTCAGTCCTTCGACGTTCCACGTCTTGCTGTACCCACCCTCCTTCACATCACAGAGAGGGAGGATGTTTGACATGCTGTTATACATTGCCAGTTTGCAGGCAAGTGAATCAACAGCAGCTGCACCAGAAAGAGAGTTATCAGCGAGGATGAGATCAATATCATTGTCGCTGACATCAAACTTCGCAAGCGCAGCCTGCAGGTACTGCAGATTTGTGGTTATAGCCATTGCCCGGTGAGTTTATAAAGGGCGGAGGTGAACTTACTCACCCCCGCCGATTATTTACTTGGTCCAGCTGGTCCCGTTAGTCTGCATCAGGACCGAGCGTCCTGCGAGGTTCCATGCAGGGAAGAGGTTGGCAATACCTTCAGTTACTTCCTTGATAGGACTGTCGGTAGAGTACTTCTTGATGCATGTGTGACCCGACATGACCCTCAGAGCGGCAGTGCCGGGGAGTGTCATATCAACCGGCACCTTGTAATGGGTGGTGCCAAGGGTCCTCGACTCAGAGAACAGAACCACATCGCTTTCAAACGGGTTGGCCGTGGTGCGGGTACCGTCGGGAAGTTCAATGGTAAGCTCCTGGTCAATCTCGACTATCTGCAGTCCTCTGAACTGCACCTTGCGCATCAGCATGGAGTTGACCTGCGAGAGGTCGGGCTCCTGTGCAATGCTTGCCAGGTTGTTCAGGTAGGAGGCACATGCCTTGATGACCTCTTCCTGTGCCACGAGACGGGCAAGGGTTGCTGAGCTCATGAAGGCAAAGCGATAGGTGGCGCCAATGGCTCTGCCGAGGGCGAGAGCTGCAGGGAAGTCCTTTGTCAGGGGCTTACCGGAGGTACCGGCCCAGGTGGTGTTGACTCCAATCTTCTGGGCTGCAGGGATAGCATAGTCAACATCGAACTCGGTCACTACTGCGGCGTTGTTCGTGTTACTCAGGGTTACCTTGCCCAGGGAGATCTGCCTCAGTGCGATCCACTCAGCGCGGTTGGCCACGCCATCGAAGCAGAACTTGGTATCATTGGCCCAGAACTCTACAAGAGCCCTCTTGGCAGCGTCATCCCTTGCCATGGCAAGGAGTATAGAGTACTCATTGAGCTCATCCTCAAGCATCTCGCGGGAGACGGCAATCTTGGGGATGTCTCCCTGGATACGGGAGATTGCTTCACGGGTTTTCTTCGGGATTGTTGCGCCGCGTGCCACAAGGTCGCCAGCGATTCTCAGACCGGCCTGTCCTTCGAGCATTTTCCAGGTCAGGAACTCGGTCCTTTTTACGGGGAAGAGTGTCGGGTAATACAGATCCTTGAGGTTGTAGGTGTTGACCACAGCCTGCATGTCTCTTTCAGTAAGCCCGCTCATTAATGTTGCATTCATCGTTCAGTCTTTTTTGGATTAGAGATAGATTATGCCTTTGAGATCGGACTTAATGGCGTCGGTCAGGATCGGGCCGTTAGCCTCACGGACAACAGCCTGTACCCATGCGTCGACGTGCATGTTCTCGTCAGTCTTGACGTCGTAGTTAGAACCTACTATAGCCACTGCGGCTGCAAGTTTACTGACGGTGGTCACACTGTAGGTCCTCTCGGTCGTGCCTGATACCTCCGTTACGGAAATCAACGCCTCATCGTCAGCAAGAACTTTGCCGATCTGTGCGCTTACGGTAATAAGATCCCATGCATCATCGCCACGGTCAATACCCGTGATGGTCTTGCCGGTCATCGGGTCAGCGCCAGTGCCAGCGATGATATCGCCGACGACGAAGGTATGACCCTTATCGACCTTGATCTGGGTAACGGTAGTGGTTCCGTGCGCGCCCTGGACTACGCCGTCATGAGTTGCGGTGATGTTTATGAATGAGAAACACTCGATAATCGGGTCACCGAGGTCCAGGTTTACGCTCAGGGTATTAGCAGTGAGAGTGAGCAGGTCATAGGCAGCATTGCTTTTGTCAATAGACGCGATCACGGCAACGTCCGTGTAATCTGCATCGGAGAGTTTGTCACCAGCAACAAAATGACTGCCCTTGGCGACCTTAATAGATGCACCGGTAGCTGTGTATGCTTCAGCAACTTTCGCTGTCTTTATGACCTTCAGCAGGCCATTGGTGCCAATCGAAAGGGGTGTGCCCTCCATGAGACTGGGACCGCCCAGAACAGACGCTTTTACTGCCACACCGCCCGGGATATCAGCAATGCGGTGAAGGATTGCCTTCACTACCCTGCTGTCATTGGTACGGGAAATTTTAAGCATTTCTTGGGATTGTTTTTACTTATCCCCGATCTTTTTACCTTCAAACTTGCCGCCATCGGGTTTGGTGACATCGGTAACATAAGACTGTACCTCTGCTGACACTCCGTCTTTAGTCTTCTTACCCCCGAGAGTGGGAGCAGTCGACTGCCCGAGTCCTTTATCTGCCAGTTCCTGGCTGATAGCGGCAATGTCCGTTGTGGTCTCCTCAAGGTAAGCGGCAAAGTCTTCTTCCTTAGCAAAACTCATACGCCCGAAATCCTTCAGGATACGGGCCTTTGTCTGCTCAGGAATGTCCTTGTACTCATCTTTCCCCAGGAGATCTTCAAGGGTCTTCTTGCGGGATGCGGTTGCCTTGTCAGCTTCCAGCGCGGTCAGCTTCTCCGAGAGAGACTTGTTAGAGTCTATCAGAGCCTTTGCCCATGCTGGTACTTTGTTGTCATCGTCGGGTTTTGGGTCGCCAGTTCCGCCGGCTGCTCCACCTTCTCCACCTGCGCCACCCTCATCGGGTTTCTTTGTGGGCTCGGTCTTCTTACCGGCATCTTTCTTTGCTTTCTCCACAGCCTCGGTTACGCGCTTGTCTGCGTCCCCCTGTAAGGCCTTCAGGAGAGGCTCAACCCCCTGGATTGCTCCATCGATTGCACTTTCCTCCGTGACGGTTTTGGCCAAAATATCGGCAACCCCATCTAACGCTTTATCGCTAAACCCCAATGTTTTATACTTGGTTTTTAACGCTGCGAGGATCTTCTCTTTCATGGTCAGTACTTACGTTTGTTTGATTGATCTCAAATTTAGGCTGTATTATAGTAATGCACATACCAAAGAGACAGGGAGTTATGCGAACAGATATTGACTGATAAAAAATACTTGTTATATTAAATATGTTTCGTAGATTTGTATCATAGTAATTCAGATGAGATGACAGAAGCAGAGATTGCTGATGCTATTATTTTAAGTTTGGCAGAACGTCAATTTCCTATCTACCTCAAGAAGTATGACGGCGGGGGGATGACTGAAGCGGATGTGTTCGGAATCAACCGCAGTGGCTATATGTATGAGTATGAAATTAAGAGAAGCCGCAGCGACTTTCGGGCTGACTTTAAAAATAAACACTACAAGCATCTTATCTTATCAAGCGGTAAGTGTGCCGGTAATTACGATGAGTGGAAGAATGGAAAGAGAACCGGAAGGCAGATAAGGCGCATAGGTGCGCCAAACAGATTCTACTTTGCCTGCGAGCCTGGACTGCTGGCCAGAGAAGATATGCCAACTTATGCAGGGCTGGTCTATATTGAGAACGTAGGGCTGCGAGAGATTAAATCTGCTCCCTTCATTCACAAAGAGAAGGCAAATGATTTTATCTATGCCAGGATTGCAACTATTCTCTGTGAGAGATGTGCCTGGGGCATGTCATACATGACCTTTAAGAATAAAGAAAGAGTGGCAAGGTTTAACGAATTACAGATACAGCATGAAACCAACTGAACTAAGACTCGGGAACTGGATCAACACTATTGAGGGTCTCACACAAGTAAAAGCAATTACCGAGGGAGGCATAATGACAACAGCCAGTATGCCCGACGGGGACCATTTGGAGTTTGCGGAACCTATCCCCCTCACTGAAGAGATACTATTAAAGGCGGGGTTCTCTGGCCCCGAGAAGATAGGAAAGGGGAGTTCTGAAGCTGTCCGCTATTACATCATAACTTTTCGCAAGGACTCAAGTGGCTTGGATCTATATGGCAGTGGTAAAAATATTTACATCACGGAGGAATGGGGCTTGTTCTACTTTAGTCAATTCAAGAGAGGCCCGCTGCACTATGCCCACCAACTCCAAAACCTCTTCTTTGCCCTGACAGGCCAGGAGCTTGAAATAAATCTTTAATACTATGCCCATCACCCGCACCACCATACGACCACAGGAGAAGCCCAAGGCTGGCAGCACCATTTACCACCTGCACCTGAAGAATGTAAACCCGGCCATTCCATTCAAGGTGGATTACTACTTTGGCAGCATCGCATCCATATATGAGGCTTTCACCGCCGGGCAGCTGGGTATCGCTCAGCAGAGCCTCTATGACTACGGAATCACCCCTGAGAGGCCCTATGAAAATAAGATCTGCACTATCAGTAAGTCGGAGTTGAAGCGCAAGAGGGGTGGGAGAAGTAAACCAAAAACAGCATGACCCATGGAAACAATTGACGACAGACATGAAATATTCCGGCCATATAAAGCCTCGTGTTCAAAATGCAGGCAGGGATTTGATTCAATAAATCTAACCTGCAAGGCTTTCCCTGAAGGAATTCCTGATCAAATACTGGAAGGCAAGGATAAGCACGAGATGCCACTCCCGGAACAGGGTAACAGTATCGTGTTCTCAGCCCGGTAGTCCGGCTTGCTTTTTTGTGTACTCAATTCCAAACCTCTTGGCAAACCGCTTCCATATTTCATGGTAGTGAGTGGAAGAAGCCTGGCCCCTGGTAAGAGTTCCGCTTTCTATCTTGGAATAGTTCTCTTGTGAGACCTCCAAATTAAGCCTATTATACTCCATCTTTGCATCAGACAAGGAAGGCCACCCATCTGCCGGTCTCTTCATAGAAAACCGTATTAATGGAGTGACGGCCCTCATTTCCTTTATATCATATTTAATTGCCAATAGTACGTCTGGTGCGCTGAATGAACTGCCAATCCGGCCAAAGGATCCCTCTTTGGCATACCATCCTGAAGGATGATTATGAGTAAAGATTTTATCCTTGGATAATTCCAACTCTTCTTCCGTAAAAGAGACTCTTCTTTTTTGTCCCTTCCTTTCGAGCACAATCGTTCCATCATCCTCAAATATAATCCCGGTCTCAAAAGATCTGTTCTTGCGGATTTTATCTTCCATAGACTCAATCTTACGGTAGAGCTCAATCTCTGGATCCGCTGCCCCTGACCCTGAAACAATGCCCTCCTTTAGTCCACGGGATATCCTTCCACCCTTGAAGTTATCCTGTATCCAGTACGGCGTATGCCTGCCGGCATCGATGCGCCTGGTGTTATCCTTGATCCACTTGTTAAAGGCC